AACAATTACCTCTGGCTCTGCTTGAACAGCGGCAGGGGTTACTTCAGCTTTAAGGGCTTTTAATTCGGCTTCAATTGTTGTGATTGTGTCATTTAATGCCATGGTGATTCCTTTAGTTAATTAAAATTAATATTTACCTTCTGCAAATACATTAACAAATACGGTGTTGTCCTCTAATGCTTCAATTTCATGCCATTCACCAGCGGGTAGATTTAATGGTTGGCTGTTTTTATCAATGGTATAGCTACGACCTTCTAAACTAACTAAACAAGAGCCGGCATTGCACATAGTGGCATGAGCAAAATTATGTTCATGCTTAGGCAATCCTTGCCCTTTATTGGCATGATATACATTGATTTGTGCGCCATCATAAGTAAAACTATGTTGTGGATTAATTGCTATTGTCATTTTCTTTTTGAATATTAACTGGCATCCACAAACCTGTATAACCTAAAGGTTTATTAATATATCTAACTTGCATTTCTATTGTTCCATCAGATTTTTGAACTTGTCGAAATTCAGGAGTAGAGTTAGGATAAATTTTATCTTGCATTAAGCAGTAGTAGTTCCAGTAGTTTTAGGTTGCTCTGTGGCTGGCGCTACCGATGGTGTATAAGGTTGAATAGAACCATATTTGCCAGCTTTTAAATTATTATAAATTTCAATTCCATGTAATTCAGTATCCCAAGCAGTTGCCGCAAAAGGATGTATTTCATTAAATTCTGCAAATTTAACTTCACAAACAATGCAAGTTTCTTCTGCATTTTGATATACAGGATTTGTTACTGATTCTACTGTTAGCATTTTATTTTCCTTTAAGATACTCTAACTGCAATAGCATTTTGATATGAAACACAGCCTGTGTTGTTGTTCCAAGTTGCTCCCATATATTTCCAAGTTCCTGATAAATTATTTGCTAAGTTACCACCAGTAATAGCATAAAGTTGCAAATTTCCTGTTCCAGCAGAATAATTTCCACCAGAGCTTATGGTGTTTCCATTGGCAATTTGAAAACCTACATAAGCATAAGCCCCAACAGTATTATATCCGGGGGCGGCAAGCGCAATAGTTGAACCAGCAATACCAATACCATTACCAGCAGAATAAGAAACTCCGGGGCTTGTATTAGAAATAGTTACACCGCCCGTAGAACCTGATACAGAAATACCAGTACCAGCGGCAATAGATGTAACGCCCCCGTTAGCAGCGGTTGTAGCAGTAGCTGCATTTCCACCAATTGATAGTCCAGCCGCCGTACCAGTAATGTTGGTTCCAACTAAAGTACTGGGTGTTCCTAAATTTGGACTAACTAATGTAGGAGAATTAGCAAGAACCACAGCACCGGTACCAGTAGATGTTGTTGTTCCGGTACCACCGCCAGCTACTTGTAGCACTCCAGAAGAGTTAATTTGCGAGCTTTCAATTGCAGTGTTATTTGCTTGTGTTGTCATTTACTACTTCCTTTTTTAATATTTATTTTCAGCAAACTTACTATTACGCAGTTACTGTGCCGTTGGTTGTGGGTTGATTTACTGCAACAGCATTTTGTGGTTGTGGTTGTGGTTGATTAGTTGTTAATACAGAACCATTCCATGTAAACCCAATAGCACCAGCACCAATAACTTCAGTTAAAACATAAGTTTTTGATGTTGCATCATATTCCCAAACCATAGCTGGTGTAGTTGCTTGAATTAACATTGTTGCATCTGCGGGTGGTTGCCATGTATTAGAATCGCCATCCCAAACAACAATATTATCTACTACATTATTTTCTACTACTAAATAGTTTTGAGTTGTCATATTAAATTACCATTCAAAAATTACAATGCCTTGAGCACCGGAACCACCACCATAATTGGAGCTACTACCAGAACTAACACCACCACTGCCTCCAGAACCATAGCTTGTTCCAGAACTACCATTGTTACCTTGTCCACCACCATAATTGTCTGCTTTTGGGCTATTTCCGCCACCACCAAAAATAGATGCCCCGCCATTACCGCCAAAACCAGCAGGACTATAATTAGTACAACTTATATTTCCTAATGGCGAAACTAATCCACCGCCCCCACCACCGCCAGTTTGATTTATTGTTCCTCCAGAAGCAGAACCACCAGCACCGCCAGCAGCCGATACAGAAGGCCCTCCATTTGCTCGTGAATCACCACCGCTACCTCCATTAGCCGTAACTGTAGAAATAGACTGTGTTCCTGATGCAATTTTAGACTGACCGCCACCACCACCGCCAACAGTAACAGCAATAGTATTTCCTGATGTTAATCCAGTGAGATAAGAAATTGCAGAACCACCAGCACCACCCCCTCCACCAACACCATAAGTATTACCTCCAGTTCCTGAAGCACCACCATTACCACCACCGCCCAAAACAGTTACCTTAACTGCAGTAACTCCAGAGGGAATAGTAAATGTTCCAGATGATGTAAATGCTTGTCCAAGCATACCTGGCAGGCTAGAAGCAGAAGAACCGGAGTAACCAGAATAGCCAGATGTTCCAGTTACACCACTATACCCAGAAATACCGCTATATCCAGAAATACCGTTATATCCGGAAATACCACTATATCCGGAAGTACCACTATAGCCACTATAGCCACTATAGCCACTATAGCCACTATAGCCACTATATCCGCTGTAGCCTGATGTTCCGGTTACTGCAGCATTTGAGAAGTATTGAACTTCAATCAAATCTCCAGCAATTGCACCGGTTGCCAAAACAATAGATGTTCCGTTAGTCGCTGTATAATCAGATAAACCAAGTTTAATACCGTTACGGTAAACACCTTGTAAAAGAGTTGGGCTATAAGTTACAGAAAAAGTTGTTTGTCCGGAAGTAGCTGTAAAATCAACTGTGTTAAGGGTAGCACTTGCGCCAGAGTACCCTGAGTATCCTGAGTATCCCGAGTATCCTGAGTATCCAGACCCACCAGAATATCCAATACCGCTGTAGCCCGAAAAACCAGAATACCCAGATGTTCCAATTAAAACAGAAATTCCAGATCCAGTATTGTAGTATATTTTACCGTCCGGAATATTAAGTGCAAGCTCACCCGCCTGTAAATTTCCAGTTGTTGGCTGATGGCCCGCGGTAGTGCTGTGAAACAGAACTATCGGTGTATATCCGGATTGTGCCATGTTTTATTTCCTTAAATGTTCTAAGATTTCTTTTGGTTTTACAAACCGATCATTTCGGTGTTCAGTAGCTTCCCACCATATAAATTGATTTTCTACTAAACATGATCGATCTTTTAGTAGATTAATATTTTCTGGATGCCCCCAAATCAACGGATCAGATGGCCCCCATATTACAATCCCAGGTACTTTTTCATCCCAGGCTAGATGTTGAAAAAAGCTATCTACTCCAATCCAAGTTTTGCATTCATGTAACAGCTTACGCAATTCTGAAATAGGTAGGTTTTTTCTAAAGTCGGGCACTAGTTGCTGCTCGCCCTCAATACCAACTTGTACTATGGGCCCGTCAATCATCTTAATTAGCTCTTCCCAGTAAAGATAGTTCTTTGGGTTTTCTTTACCTGTCCTCAACTTTTGTGCGTATGGCGCTATGATAATCATAGGTACATCTTTCTGTACGCACTCTCTAAGTCGCCCTTCCATTTCCACTGATCCATTTTTTTATAAATATTCCAATGCTCTGGATCACCAAACAAACTTATTGCTTCAGCGATTGATCGCCCGGGAATAACTTCAGGATAACAAGAAAAAACTTCAGCGTCAGGAATTGAAGGTAACACATGACTGAATACAATATGGTCACCAAGACCGCAATTAAGAACCACAATGGTTTTATCACGGTATCTAAGAAAATTTCTAAAAATTTGCTCATCATACTCGTACATTTCCTTCTTTGTTTCGCTACGAATCCCACCTTCAGGATTCTTCATGTGCCAAGTTACTGCATTAGGTACTGCTAAAATCTGATAACCTTTTTGATACAGACCGTATGTAAACAATGTTTCTTCTCGGTGGGCCACGCGTGATAACCCAAGATTATAATCACAGATACCAGCGCGGTACAAAAAAGTACAGTATAAATGTTCAACTTGCTTTTCCTCATGTATCACACCCCATTGGATGTTTGGCTCAGAGTCAATGCGGTCAATAAGGCCTGTTACGGCCCTTGTATCTGGCATATAAGGTGGGGTTAATACTGACCCACCTACTGCTCCAACAAACTCGCCTATGTGGCTGTAAAGCGTTTCTAGGACGTTTGGTTCGGGAACTGCATCATCATCAACCCGCCATACCCAATCATAGCCCATCATATTAGCACGTTGGTGGATATGATGCTGACCTTTTTTATCAGCGTATTGCCATTCCCATTCAAT